AACCTATATTTTAAGGAACTTTCACTATGGCAAACGTAGACAAAGCATTTGGCCTGCGCCCGCTTGGTAACTTGTCCGCCACTGGAGCTCAGAAGCAGTTCGCTTATGAGATCGCAGACAGTCAGTCTGGCGCAATTTATCAAGGGGATCTGGTCACACTCTCTGGCGGTTATGTCGTGAAGTACGATTCCACGCTGCACACAGCGGCAGTGGGCGTATTCAACGGCTGTAACTACATTGATCCTACAACCGGCAAGCCCACTTGGAAGAACTACTATCCGGGTTCCGTTAACATCACTGCCGGCGTTATCAGCGCAGAAGTGGTAGACGACCCCAATCAGTTGTTCCTGATTCAGGCCGATGAAGACGTTGTGCAGGCAGACATCGGGCTCAATGCCCCTATCGCCTACACCGCTGGCAGCAGCGTTACAGGGCTGTCTGCAACAGAGCTGGACTCATCTCTTATCGCCAACACTGCTTCGCTGGTGTTGAAGATTGTGGGCTTCTATAACAGTCCCAGCAACGAGCGTGCTACAAATCACGTCGATGTTGTGGTTAAAATCAACACTCACCTGTATGGCAGCACTGGTGTTGCCAATACAGCGCCGTAATAGGAGCTAACACATGGCTATTTCTCGTTCCCAGTTAGTGAAAGAGCTTGAGCCGGGTCTTAATGCCCTGTTCGGCATGGAGTACGACAACTACGAAAATGAGCACACGCAGATTTATTCAATTGAATCTTCTGACCGCGCATTTGAAGAAGAAGTTATGCTCTCCGGTTTTGGCGAAGCACCCGTGAAGGCTGAAGGCGCAGGTGTCGAGTACGACAACGCGCAAGAAGTCTACACCGCTCGCTACACCCACGAAACCATTGCTCTGGCGTTCAGCCTGACCGAAGAAGCCGTAGAAGACAACCTCTACGATCGTCTGTCTGTGCGTTACACCAAGGCACTGGCTCGCTCAATGGCGCAGACCAAGCAGATCAAAGCTGCTGCCATCCTGAACGGCGCATTCACCACCTCTATCGGTGGCGACGGCGTTGCTCTTTGCTCAACAGATCACCCCACACTGAGTGGTCCAAATCTGCGTAACGAGCTGACTGTATCTGCAGACCTCTCTGAAACCTCACTGGAGCAGGCGCTGATTGACATCGCTGCCTTCACTGATGAGCGCGGTTTGAAGATTGCGATTCAGGGCTTGAAGCTGATCATCCCGAAAGAGCTGCAGTTCACTGCTGACCGTATTATGAAGTCAACCCTGCGCGTAGGCACAGCGGACAACGACATTAACGCGATTCGCAACATGGGCATGGTTCCGCAGGGCTACACTGTTAACCACTTCCTCGTCGATCCAGATGCGTTCTTCATTAAGACTGACGCTCCGAATGGCATGAAGATGTTCAACCGTGCTGCGATCAAGACTGGTTTTGAAGGCGACTTCGATACTGGCAACGTCCGTTACAAGGCAAGAGAGAGATACTCTTTTGGATTTTCTGATCCTCGCGGTATCTTCGGCTCGCCCGGTACGCCGTAACTTCTAGTAAGAGTCAGTTGACTAGAGACTCACTAGGGCCCTTCGGGGCCCTTTTTATTCGCACATTGACACCCAGCCGCGTAGCTGATAAAAAGAGCGCATCCCGAGAACAATTTACGCGCTGCAGACCGACTCGGCGGACAACATGCAGACTGAAGCGCCCAACTCGCATGTGAGGATTCTAATATGTCGGCTACTCATTATTCCGGTCCGTTACTCTATTCTGGTGCTAATAAAAGCGCCTTGTTTGCAGGTATGGGCGAGATGCCGATCGGCATCAACCCAGCTTACTTCTCTATCGTTGACGACTTTGTTGGTGTGGCGTTCGATTCCACCAATGACTGGACGGTGGTAAAAGACTCAGGTGCCTCTGTAGGTATCGTGGCTGACACCGTTGGCGGCGAGATAGCACTAACATCTGCTGCCACAACTGACGACGATGGCGCGTCCATTCAAGGCAATGAAATCTTTGCCGTAGCCACTGACAAAGACATTTACTTTTCAACGCGCTTGAAGTGCAACGACGCAGACCAGACTGACATTTGTGTTGGCCTGACTGTTAACTTTGCCACTAACCCAGAAGCTATGTTGACCGCAGCTGACCGCATCGTGTTCCAAGTGAACGACGGTAACGCGTCAATCCTGTGCAAAACTGAGAAGAACGGCACCGAGACTTCAACTGATTCTCTGGTGGACTTGTCCGACGACACCTACGCTGTGTTGTCGTTTAATGTCACCAGCACTGGCAGCGTGACGTTTTTCGTTAACGGCAAGCAAGTTGCTCAACACACCACCAACATCCCAGATGACGAGAACCTGACGGTTGCTGCAATGAGCCTGTCTGGATCTGCGTCTGGCACCCGTGCTACCACGCTTGATTATCTGATCGCGGCTCAGACGCGCTAAGGAGTGATCCATGAGCGAAGAAAAGGCTAAGAAGCCGGCCAAAAAGCCGGCTAAAGCGCAGGTAGAACAGGCACCGGTGCCGGCAGATTTACCGCCGGTTGGCTCAGCTGCCCGCAAAGCAATGATTTTGCAGGGTCTGATTAAGGAGTAATCCATGAGCTTCAGTAATATTCAATCGGTCTCAAAAGCAGCAGATGCGTCGGCGATTGTTGGCCGCACCCGCGTTGTTGGCGTGTATTACACATGCAGCAACACAGCAGCGTCCTTTAGTCTCAAGGACGGCACGACAACTGCCGGCACCGCAAAGATGACAATTACCACACCAGCCGCTGCGGGTGGTTACGACATTATTATCCCTGACATGGGCATCCTGTTTGAGACGGGCGTGTTTATCGATGTCAGCAGTGCTGAAGTCACCAGTGTGACCCTGCTGTTTGAAGGCGGAGCGGCTGCGTAATGGCGACCAAGGGTATGGGGATAAAGACTTCGGTGAAGTCTGGCAATTTCCGCCCTACGAAGTCTGGCGCAGGCATGACGGAGAAGGGGGTCAAGGCGTACCGTAAGGCCAACCCCGGCAGTAAGCTTAAAACGGCGGTGACGGAAGACAAGCCCACTGGCAAGCGCGCGGAAAGACGAAAGTCCTACTGCGCTCGCTCTGCGGGGCAGATGCGTGACTTCCCGGAGGCCGCAAAAGATCCAAACAGCCGGCTTAGGCAGGCTCGTAAACGGTGGAAGTGCTGATGAAAAAGACAAAGTCCAAGGTCAACGAGGCAGGCAACTACACCAAGCCAACGCTCAGAAAGCGTCTGTTTGAAGAGATTAAGAGCGGCGGCAGTGGTGGCGCACCGGGGCAGTGGTCTGGGCGTAAAGCGCAAATGCTGGCAAAGCAATATAAGGATGCGGGTGGCGGGTATCGTGACTGAATCGGTAAAGACCTGCACAGATTGTGGTGAAACAAAACCACTAAGTGTATTCCGCAGTCGCGGTGGGCAACTTACGCACCTATACAAGAGCCACTGCAACACGTGCCTTTATAGAAGACATAAAGATTGGGCAGAAAATAACCCGCATAGAGTTGCCGAGTATCGAGAAAAAGACCCTTGGACATTGGCAAAACGGTGTTCTAGGCGAGGTATTACCCCAGAACAACTTGTTGATCGGTATGAGCGGCAAGAAGGCTGTTGCGCAATTTGTAGGACGCAAGTTGCTTTAATTGAAAGCGCAATTGACCATAACCACGATACAGGGGAGTTTCGTGGCGTATTATGCAAGCAGTGCAACCGCGCCTTGGGGATGTTTAAAGATAGTCCTGCTATATTGCGCAGTGCTGTAGAATACCTTGAGTCATTTGGGAGCTACAGTGATGGCACTTAAGAAACCCCAAAAATCCTTAAAGGCGTGGGGCGACCAGAAATGGCGAACCAAGTCTGGCAAGCCGTCCACGCAGGGCTCTGAGGCCACGGGCGAGCGGTATTTGCCTGAAAAGGCGATAAAGGCGCTCAGCGCATCGCAGTACGCTGCGACAACAAAGAAGAAACGAGAGGACACGGCCAAGGGCAAGCAGTTTTCCAAGCAGCCAAAAACCGTGGCGTCTAAAGTAAAAACATATTC